GAGGATGAAGCCGAAGGAGAGTTTGAATCCGACGGCGTGGTGGGTGAATGACCGCTCCGGTCGTCACCGCCATCGGACGCCGTCTTCGGCCTGCTGACGGCGTCCGCAAGGTGATCAATGGCCCCGGGTTGGCCGGCACGATCAAAAAGCCGTAGTGGCGCAATACAGCGGAAAGCTCAGTCAGTACCCTCTGGCTGGGCTTTTTTGTGGCACGGAAATACTCCAGAGATAATGCCGGACGGTTTGCCAGCGCCGGCACCGGAGCGACGGCACGCGGGGGGCGGCTCCGAACCGCAAGCGGCGGCAAGCGGGCTACGCAGACAACCAAGATGGCAGCGGCGCCCAGGGCTAGCACGGTGGCCAGATCAAAGGGCGTGAAGCCAGGGGCACTGGCGACGCGGGGTGGCGGTAAGGCTATGGCGACAAACCAGCCCTCTACCACCCGTTTGCCTGCTGCGCAACGACCGGGGTCCTTGACCAGCACTCTGCGCAGCACCCTGCGCACCCTGGCCAGGTCTGACGCGGCGAACATCCGGGAGCTGGAGGCGATCACCGGCGGCAAGATCCGCCCCACGCCAGCGGGCGCGAGAGCCGGTGCGGAGGCTGGCGCCAGGATGCGAGGGACTGCCAAGGGAGGGAAGGTGGCCACCACGTTACGGGCGGGCCTGCGAGAGCTTGCGCAGTCCGATGCCAGGATGATGCGGGAGATGGCAAGCGCGATCCGTGATGCCACGCCCAAGATTGCGGGCGGCAAGGGGGCGAAGGCTTTGCGAGGGAGCAAGCCAGCGCTACCGGCAGCGGGAAAACGCCGCAACAGGAAGGGTTGAACGGAAAACTTCGGTAGAATTGGCTGATCGGCATGGCACGCAAATACACCAGGGATAACCGTGGCCGGTTTGCTAGCAGTGGCACCGGGGCAACTGCACGGGGCGGCAGGTTGCGTACCGCAACCGGGAGCAAGCGAGCGACGCAGACTAGCCAGATGGCAGCAGCGCCTAGGGCTGGCACCGTGGCCAAGCCCAAGGGGCTAAAGCAGGGGGCGGTGACCAGCAGCATCATGAACAAAGACCGAGCCACAATCAAGGCAGCCTCAGCCGGTATTGACAGGGCGCAAAGAAGAAGCAGGCAATTAGCATCAGCGCAACGTGAAATAGATCGCAAGCGTGCTAATCCGATAGGGGGAAAAGCCTTTAGAGGACAAGCAACCAAAAGGCTAAACAGACAGCAGCGCAAACTTGACAAGAGCATGGGCAAGGTTGTCTCTGCTATTGAGCTGAACTACAAACCCAAAAGGACAAAAGCTGAAGCAAGGCTGGCGCAGATGAGTAGAGCAACAAGAGCAACCTCAGGGCTTCGCGTCCCCCGTCAAAGAACCGTCTATCAGCGCAACGTCTTTGGCGGATCCGAGGCCTCTTACGGCCGCTAACCGATGACCACCCGCATCGTCGGAGTCGTTGACGACTACGCCGCCATCCTTGACCAGCTGGAAGCCCGCACCCTGGCCAACACCACCGCCATGCTGCGCAACGCCCTGGATCGCGTCCTGGGTGACCTGAAGCGGCACTATGCGGCCTACCTCGCTGCCGTGGGCCCCTCCGATCTTGACCCCGAGGGCAACCCCATCAGGGCCCCCGGCGCCTACAGCTCCGCCGAAGCAGCCGCCAAGTACCAGGCCATCCTCAAGGACGCTCAGCAGTTCCTGCCGCCAGAGGAAATCGCAGCTTGGCAGCGCCAGTTCACCACCGACCTGGTCGAGGCCCTGGCCGTTGGCGGTGAAGCTGCCGCCGCATTGCAGGGGATCGTTACCGGTGCCAGCGCCACCTTCGCCGGGGCCAATCCGCTGGCGATCCGCGCCGCCGCTCAGACCGCTACCGCCTTCATGCAGGGCGAATCCGCACGGTTCCGGGATCAGATCGCCCAGATCGTCGGCGAAGGCGTCGCCCGTGGCTGGGGCCCCAAGCGGCTTGAACGGCAGATCATTGGGGCGCTAGAGGGCACAACCGACCCCTCGGGCAAGGCCTCACGGACGGGGCTACGGCAGCGCGCCGAAGTGATCGCCCGGTCAGAGCTGGCCAATGCCTATGTCAAGGGGGCCATCGATCACAACCTGGCCGAGGGCTTCAGCTTCATCCGCTGGGTGGCCGCCACTGACGAACGCACCTGCAGGTGGTGCCTCAGTCGCCATGGGCGAATCTACCCGGCTGATCAGGTGGTCATCCCCGCCCACCCGCAATGCCGCTGCATGCCGGTCCCGCTGCCGGCTGATGAGGTGCTGGAGGCGGACCCGGCGATTCGTGACACCCTGCTCGACAACGACTTCTGGCGGGAGGAGCAGGCGGCAGGGGTCAGGGCCCTGGCCAAGGCGGAGGGGATCAGCGAGGAACGGGCCAGGGGGCTGCTGCAGCGTGCCCTGACCGCACCAACCGCCAGCGAGCGCTACCTGTTCCCCGATCGCACGCGCAGCCTGCAGCCATCGGCGCCGTTGGATGCTCCGGTAGGTGGTCGGACGTTCAGCGAGGCGGTGGGGGAATTGGCGGCTAGGAGGGGTGCAGCATAGCCTCTAGCGCTTCACCTAGTGCCGCGCTTAAATCGTAATGCAAAATCCTGTGGCAATTTTTTGATCTTAGATCCCCATGGGCATCAGTGAAAAAAACCGGGTCTTCCCTAAAACATTCCAAGTCGATGAGTGTATCTGTTTCGACAATCTTTGCATACACTTCATCGGCAACAGGAAAACCTTGTCGGTACAATTCCTCCAGGGCTTCATTTACCGAGTCGCCTAAAACATGATGCGCATTGACCGTCAGTCGCACGCAAGTCTTGCAGATGGTCAGCAGCTTTGCGAGTTTGTCCATGGTGGTGGGGAAAATTGGCGGCTAGGAAGGGTGTTGCTGGGGAGTGAGCTTGTCCCACGCATCAAATTCTGCAAGATGGTCAATCATGTAAGGCTGCATCCAATCCCAGCCTTCGTTGATTTCATCCCAGAATCGTCCCGTAAGATTTTCTTGCGTGTATTCTGGGCAACTAAATAGCCACTCATTCCAGTCGTAAAAGTCTTGCGAATAAATGCCAAAAACAGCAGCAGCCCAGAACTCAAAAGCAAATTTGAATTGAGTGAATGGATTCTTCATGGGTCAGCGGCTAGGGGGTGATGGTCATTCCTTGCCAAGCCTGATGTGAAGCCACTGCCGGGGCTCAATCGTCAGAGGGGCAGGCCAACGCTCGTGGGTTTCCACTCTCCCCCCTTCGGTCATGGTGCCCTTAATCACCTCCCCCGTGTCTGGGTCACAAGCCACCACGCCACGCAACTGGCGCCCTGTGCGGTCGTAGACGGTGGCGCCGTTGGGGTACTGCTGCCAGAAGGCGGGGGTGTTGGCGTCAAGCATGGGGGATGCCATTCAAGAGTTCGGCGATGCGGCGCATTTGATCGACTCTCATATTGCACAGGTCGTAATGCTCGGCTGCCACGCACTCCGCGTCAGCTTCGAGCGCTGCCACCAGTTCAGCTACCTCCGTCTGCGCTGGCGCGGCTACGGGGCCATCGTGGCAGCTGCTGAACCCAGGATGCGCCAGGATCGCCTCAGCAAGGGCTGCAGCACCTAGCACAAAGGTGTCGGAGTGGCTTTGGCTGTCCACTTCCCTGATGATCTCGGCCAACCGCAGGATGTGGCCTGCGCGGGGAGGAAGCTCAGTCGATGCCGCAGCAGCAGCCCGAGGATCCGCCCCACCATGTACCACGTCAAGGTGCTGGCTTGGCGTCAGGCCGCCAGAGAAGCCGGGGTCATGCAGCTCGGCTAGATTCACCGGCTGGGCTGGAGTCTGGGCAACCGGAGCACGCCAGCGGGTGATGGCGGCGGTGATCATGTCGCGCAGGATACCAAGGCTGTAGTCGTCGTCGCTGTCAATTTGGTACTCAAACTCAGCGCACAACTCAGCAACGTCGTCAACGCTCGGCCCTTCTGCCTGGTCTGCGTCTGGGGCGTCTTCATCCACACGCTCGCCAACCACTTGGGCTGCCCAGGTCAACATCCCGGCATCTTTCGAAGAACCGGCGTCTGAGGCTTCAATAGCTTTCTCCCCCAGCCATGAGATAAGTGTGCCCACTTCCTCAAGTGAGGGGCCAGTGGCCTGGGGCTGCGCATAAAGTGCCATGTCGCAGTCGGGATGGGGCTCCCGCCAGCCACTGAAGGACTGCCGCTTCAGGAGTGAATCCCTGAAGTCGTCAGACCGGCACCACGCGACGGGATCGGCTGGTTGGGGCGCTGGGGTGGGGTCGGTCATTGGTGGTAGTAGCGAATGGGTGGGTCGTGTGGCGTCACTGCTGGCATTCAATAGCAACATACTCAGCAGCTTCTGAGTCGCTTTTGGTTACCGGGAGGCCATTGTAGCCACTGTGCAATCTTCCGCCTCGGGCGTATACGTGCATCTCTTTGCAATAAAACTGAAAGGCACGGCTGCCTAGGATGACTTCAGCAGGCTCAAGATCCCTTTGCTGAACCTCGGCAAAAAGCTCGTCAAGCCGTTCGCTGACCAGCTTCCCAGATGACAGCCGCTCGCCATCCTCGGCAGTCTTCAGCACCTTGCGGGCGCGATCCATGGCGACGGCCAGCGGGTCATCCGCTGCGGGCTCCATCCCCCATCCGTCAACAGCGTCGGCTAGCTGCTTTAAGGCAGCGCGAAAGTCAGGTTCAGGCATGGTCGGTCGGTGGTGATCAGTTGAATCCTTCAATGAACTCGCGCACCTGATCCTTTGTCGTCAGGTCGCCAAAGGCCATCCTGCCCTCGGCAAGAGCAATACCTGGATGGTCTGCGGTCTTAGGGTGCTTCCTGAGGTCACTGATCATCGAACTCAGTGCCTGCTGCAGATACCCCTGATCCACGTAGGCCAAGGCTCGTTTCTTGCACCATTCAAGGTGCTGTGCGCGTGGTTGCATCGGTGCTCGGGTGCTCGGTGGTGGTGAATGGGTGCCGGGGCGTCAGCCCCACTCCCATGGGGACCCCGGCCCGCCCATCCTAAGCCATTGCCATTCCCTAAGCCACCCTGGCAAGCTGAGGAAACGCCACGCACCGATGATGCCCCCCGAACTGCGGGCCTTCTTGACCCTTCATGCCACCGTAGGGGCCAGGGATGAAGAGGCTACACGGCAGGTGCTGCGTGAAGTTGCCGTGGCCATGCCGCCACGCAGCGGCCACAAGGTCGTCGCCATGTTGCAACGATCCATCAGCGTCGGCGCCCGCGTCTGGCTGCGGAAGCTCGCCTAGGTGGCATCCCACCGAATCGAGGGAACGGTGCTGGTCACCCGAAGCAGCTTCAGGCGCGAGATCATTGATGCTTGGGATGGAGTCTGCGCGTACTGCGGATGCCAGCCCAAAAACATCACGCTTGATCATATGATCGCCAAGGCCAGGGGTGGACCCACAACCCGCGCCAATCAAGTGGCCGCCTGCGCTCGCTGCAATGCCTCAAAAGGCGACAGCGATGTCTGGGCCCGGTATCAAGCTCAGCCGTTCTTCTGTGCTGGCAGGGCGGCAAGAATCAGGCAGTGGCACGCCCCAGGCTGATTACTTTTTCGCTCGCTTGGCCACCATTGATCGCAGACTGCGTCGCGCCCCGGCGGCACTGCGATTCTCGGCGGCACTGCGATACGGGCCACTGCGGCGACTGCGACTGAGCAGATCCTTGTATTTAGCCTTTGCCGCACTGACTGGTGACTTGTTGGTGCGAGCTGGCTTGACCCCTTTTTGCCTTGCTTGACTGGTTGCAGTCATGGATTTTTTGGTAGCGCGAGCGGTCGCTGTGCGTTGTGCCGCGCTCATTTTTCCACCACGCCCCACTGTGTTGGCGATGCCGCCGCCTTGAGCGGTACTGGAAACACGCAGGCCACCAGCACGTCGCTGAGCGGCCTTGCCGCCAGCGAAACCTTTTGCTTGCACCCGAGACCCAAGGCCCGTAGTGCCCTTTGCCGCAAGAGCGCTCGCCCGCGCTTTGTTCGTGGCCCTACTGGCAGCCGCCGTGGTCTTACCGCTTTTTCCGCCGCCTCCACCGGATGCGGCATTGCCGGCGGCCTTGCTTGCGGCACTTTTCCTGCTACCTCCACCGCCACCACTTGCAAAGCGACCAAATGAATCGCGTGAATATCTCCGTGCCATCGGACTTTTGGTGGTGGGGCGGTACGTTTTCAGCTTTCCGGAATCGATTCAGACCTTTTTCTTTCGGCCCCCTTTAATTACTTGGCCTTCATGCTCCCGCCTTTAGTCGGCTTGGCCTTTTTGGGCATGGCAGGCATGGATACCTTGCCACCCTTCTTGCCCTTGCCCATCGCCATTGCGCCTTTGCCTGCGCCCTTGCTTGCCGATTTGCCGTACACGGGAATCTCCGATTAATACCGCAGCTTTCCCGGAAACCTGCAGCAGATCGCACCGCACCATGACCATCCCAACCCTGAACGCCCTTTGGCGGGTGACGCCACGGGATGACCGTGAGCTGATTCGAGGGTATGCCGGCTGGCCACTGTCGACGACCAACCTGACCGAGCTGACGTCAATCCTCAACCGGGTGGCGATCACTTCCGCTGCCGCCGTCACCCAGGTGCAACGATGGATCGACGAAATCGAGAACCTGGAGGCGGATTACGCCGAACGGGTGGAGGGCAACACGGCGCATCTGGGCAATGCGGGGAGCTACGAAGGCCCCGTCCCCGGCACCACCCTGACCCGCGAGGACCTGAAGAGCAAGGCCGACGTACTGGAGTGGGATACCAGCCTGTTGCGCGTGAAGTACGAAAGCGGCGGTTCTGGTGGGACGGCAGGCGCCGTGCTCGCCGCTCGTTTGGCCGACTTAAAAGGCCGGATCGTCCAGTCCCTGGGGATCAAACCGGTAGTCGGCGGCGGAATGGCGCAACTGGTGCGTAGCTGATGGCCACTGACTTCGCTGAATACGCCAACCTGAGGATGGTCTGGACGCCACCTGGCGCGATCACCAACTTCCGCGCTGGGGTGCCTGCTGCTGGCCCTGCGGTGGTGGTCGAGGCCTTTGCCAAGAGCCAAGGCCGCAGTGAGCAGGATCTGCCGGGGGTGATGGCAGGAGCGTTGATATTGGAGGGCTACCTCACCCGTTGGGCGCTGCTGGGCTCCGCCAGCTGGCTGGTTGCCGGGTCGTCGCTGAGCTGGAATGAGACGGGCCACCGGCCGGCTGGGATGCTGCCAGGCGCCGAAGGTAAGGCGGTGCTAACCAACCTGTCAACACTGCCCACCCTGGCCGATGGTACCGAGCAGGGGCAGTTGAGGATGCTGGAGCTGAGCCAGCCCTTTGGTGTCG